AACAACTGGAAATCCACTATCAGGTCACATTATATGGAACAATGCAACACAAGCATCTGCAACATCTATTAGCGTAAGTGAATTAGATCAAAATGGAGATAACTTAGACCGATTTTTATCAAATGTTAATGTTGGAAGTGTTATAACTTTACAAGATAAAGATGTACATACAAATTATCAAGAATGGCAAATTACTAGTAAGACTGATAATGCAACATATTGGACTTATGGAGTTAGTTTAGTTACATCAACATTCTCTTTTCCTAATAACCATCAAATGTTGTTTATTATTACTGCTGCGCCAACTGGTCCACAAGGAGCACAAGGAGCAGAAGGAGCACAAGGAAGTACTGGTGCCCAAGGTGTAACAGGAGCGCAAGGTACTACTGGTATGCCTGCTGGTTTATCAATTACTGATTTAACACCTACTACACCAGTAACTGGATTTACAACAGTAGAAACAGTAGTACAATCATTTTTAATTCCAGCAAATTCAGTAACTGCTGGTAATGTTTATAATTTAAATTGGAGACTTGGATCAACTAAAACAGTTTCAGGTACAACTACATTTAGAGCTTATATAGGAACTTCAGTAGGAATAGGTGGTACTAATCTAAATGGAGTAGCTGGTATTTTACCTACTCTTGGATCAACTTCTACTGCAATGGGATTCAGTAGACAATTTTTTGTTAATTCAGCGACTGCAACAAATATAGTAGTAGCCAGTGGATTTGGTACAGATTGGGCAACTGGTTCAGCTACTGCTCAAGCTCCATTATTAGCATTAAATATAGACTGGACAGTTGATCAATATATTACTGTTTCAGCTACTTTGTCAAATGCAACAAACACAGCATTTAGTTATGGTTATAGTTTCTATCAACCAAATGGTTCTATAGGTGCACAAGGTGCAGCGGGACCTGCAGGTGGACCAACAGGTGCACAAGGCGATACTGGTGCACAAGGTTCAATTGGTGCACAAGGTAGTGCTGGTACTAATGGTGCACAAGGAGCTAAAGGTATTAACTCTTTTACAGTTGGAAAATCTACTTTAGCAACTGGACCTACAATTGATAGTAATAAATTTTTTAGTACTGATGTATTAATACCAGCCAATACATTTGGTGTTGGAGATATTGTTAATATTAAAGCTGTTACAAATACTCCAACTGGTATAACTAGTGGTACAATTTATACTTCACTGTATGTAAGTCCTACTAAAACAGAACCTGGAGGAGTAACCCCAATTGGAGAAGGTGGTTCTATTAATGGTTCTAGGGTAGCTATGTTCTTTGATCATAATTTGTACATACAATCTGCTACTGAAACTGTTAATTATCAAAATAATAGTGCTGCATTATTAGATGGAGGTGCAACTGGTTATAGTACTTATCAACCTGTTAATTTAAATATAGATTGGACTGTCAATCAATATGTTTATTTAACTTATTTCATTGAAGGAACTGGCGATACTTATCAAAATTTGTATATTGCTGTTACTGGATCATAATTGAAACAAACTCCAACTAAGGAGTATAAATACCTATAAGTTTATTGTTATTCATTATAATAATCTATTTTTTGTTTTTGAAAACCCTCTCTCGTTTAAGCCATTTCTCGATTGAGGGTTTTTTATTGTGTAAAGTGGAGGCTTCGCAATATGGAAAGTGAAACTTATGGAACGAAGAACGTATAAATACCATGAATAAGAGAAATAAAAATAGTATTAACAATTTAATGGGTGGCCAAGGACCATCTCGTTTTTTTCTATCACTATAAAATTCTAATATTTGTAATCGAAGATAGTAGTTTAAAACCCAGCGTTTGAGTCGCTGGGTTTTTTTATGTCATTTTTTTAGGCATTACGGCGAGAATCAAAAGGTACCTTAATATATAAGATAAATATATTTACATAAAAGTTTGAAACAAAGTTTTATGTGTGTGTATAACTACTATAAATCAAAAAAACAAACAAGATTATGAAAACACAAATCACAGCAGAAGCAATCATCGAACTAGCAAAAAGTATCGATGCAATGTCAACAGAGCAAGCAGAAAATGCACTCACAAATCAAAGAGCAGACTTTACAGGATGGTCAATCTCAGATTCTTTATCAGCACTAGCACTATCGACTGAAGAAGTAGCTAACGCTAACAAACAAATCGCTGAAGCAATCAACAACTTAGCAGAAGTACTTCACAAAGCATTAGCAAAGTAAAACCAAAGGGGCTTCGGCCCCTTATTTTTAAAATCAAATAAATAATTATGAAAAAAACAGAAAACGTGGTATTCCACACCAACTTACCTGATTATGCAGGTACACAAATGAATGTAAAGACCAAAGAGTCTATTGAAACAGATACCTTAGAGTATCTAGGTCAACAGTTTTTACAAAACCAAGCTGAGTTTAAATATTCAACATGGTCTATTATGAAACTACCAGATCTTACTGCTCAAGAAAAAGTAGCGTTGGCTTTTGTCAATAAGTTTTCAGCTTATGGTGGTATTACAACTAGCAGATTACAAAAAGAATTAGATGTTTCGACACCTACTTTCTACAAGGTTATTAATAGACTATTAGAATTAGGTGAAGTAGAACATGGCGAAAGACAAGGTCTTTGGGTAGTAACAGAAACTAAAAAATTGTTTTAATTATGATGACAAAAGAACAATATAATATAGAAAGTGGTCGTATTGAATATGCTGTACAAGCATACATGCAAATGGATCCGAGTTTATCAGATGCTGAAATTGTTTATGATGGACAAGAAAATGAATGGATTGTACAAATTACAGCATCAAAAGATACTGCTATACAATTTAAAGCTAAAACCGCCGTTGAATTAAAAGCACAAATATTAGCTGATATGTTCACTGCATTACAATATAATTAATTATGAACAGAAGACTATTCTTAGAATGTCTTTTTGATCCAGACGACTTAGTGGCTTGGGGTGATAAAGATGCTTATTGTAGTAGACCCAAGTCACCGTGGCCAGATATGATAATTACTCAAGATGTTAAGTTTTGTATTAATCCACTTAAAGACAAAAGAAATGAATCTAATGTAACTAAAATTAATTGTATGTTATTTGAAATGGATAAAGATAAAGATGATAATATCATTTCCAAAGATGCACAGATAAACCTGTTTAAATCAAGTGGATTACCATATAGTACTATGACATGGAGTGGTACAAAATCAGTCCATGTGATTGTAAGATTAACTACACCAATTCCTAAACCATTGTTTAAAGGTCTATGGCAAGCATGTTATAATGTATTAACTCGCAAAGGTTGTTCATTAGATACTCGAACTAATTTAATACCTCAATTATCTAGAATTCCTGGTAGTATTAGACATGAATCTGGTCAAGTGCAAGAATTATTAGAAGTTAAATCTCGCATTACATTACAAGAATTAGGTCAATGGTTAAAAATAAATGGAGAAACTGTAACTAAACCCAAACCAATAAAACCATTTGTACCAATTAGTACAGATAAATCTAATTTAGATAAGTTTAAAATAGCAAGAAAATGGTCTGAAAGAAAACAAATCTATTCACCAACTTGGACTACTGGTGGTCATATATGGTTTTTTGGTCTTGGAGTTAATCTACGTAAATTAGATTGTGATCTTGATCAAGCAATTAGTTTTGCTAAAGTAGAGTGGGGAGAAACTTGTGTAACAGGAATGGGACCAGAAGATATTAAAATACCAATTGAAAAAGGTTGGCATTGGGTAGACAAAAAATAATATAGAAATGAAAATAAATTATAACATAAACCATGAACTCTTAACGCACGATGCATTAAAAGATCTTAAAGGAAAACAACTACTAGTAACTTGGTTGGTGTGGTCTCAGATTATGCATATATGTTGGCATACTAAATCAAAAACTTGTGAATTTTACCAAGGACAATTTAGCGAAGATCTTAAGATAAGTGATAACACTACTAAAGCTGCACTAACACATTTAATAAACCTAGATCTTATTAAGTGTGTAAGACAATATAGCCAAAAAGGTTTACTCCCAGGTATGTATGTACTCACACAAAGCAGTATCAGACCCATGCAAAAGCAGTATCAGAAAGCGAACAAAGCAGTATCTCCCAGTGATACGGTAAATAATATAAATAATATTATTAGGGGTGATGTTAAATCACACACCCCCAATAATGAAAAAATGGTTACCTCGTCTGACCTTAAAAAGCCTAGTAGTGGACCTAATCCTATATTAGAAGAATATAACAAACTTAAACAACAAAAATAAAACATGAACTTAGACCAAAATCAATTACTTAGAGCTGCATACAGATCTACAGATGTAATTAATCAGATACCAGAAGAGATACTTAGTGGATACCAAATAAGAATGCTTAATGAAATAAGATCACAACTTAAAATAGGTATAGATCCATCACTACAATCTGTCTCAAGATCTATAATAGAAACTCTTAAGCCAGATCAAACAAAAGAGTTTAAAGAACTAGTTATAAAAATAAAACAAGCACCAGACTTAGATCAATCTAGTTTAAAACTAATGTTACATAAAGCTAGATGGGAAGCCAATAGAAAACTAATGAGAATCCTAACTACATTAGAAGAACAAGGTTCAAAAGAAGAACTACAACTTTTAAAAAGAATGGAAGAACTAAAACATGAATCTCAACAAGAGTGGTCAACACCAATATCTGCTAGAGATTATGCTCAGTTAACTAGACTAGAAGAAAAAGAAATTCAACTAGATATAGATTGGTTCAGAGATAATGGAGTCTCTATTAAATCTAAAGTATTGTATGCTATTATTACTATGACAAATGGTGGTAAAACAATTCTTAAAACATGGTTGGCCTTTGAGTTACTTAAAAAAGGTCAGAACATTCTTTTCTTAGCACAAGAAGAACCTCATCAAGATACAATCAGACGTATACATCAACAAGCCTTAAATTTATCAGAAGATCAATACAAACATTTAACTAAAGAAGGTTTTCAATTTGTAGGAGAAAAGTTTAATAAACTAACAGAAGCTAATGGTTGGGGAGAGATCTTTGTTTGTGAATGGTCAGGTATTAAAACAGATACTCTTAGAAAACTAGTAGAGGTGTTCGAAGAAGAAAACCAATTAACAATAGATGGATTAATTATTGACTATGCTAAACTAATTAATGCTAATGCAAAAACTAACCAAGAATGGGAAAGAGTTGGTAAAGTCTTTGAAGAATTAAAAGCATTAGCTATGAAGACTGATAAGTGGATTATAACTTCAATGCAATTAAATAGAGCAGCATCAGAAGCTATGGTCCTTAGAGGTACTACACCAGATTTGTTTGATGTATCTGGAGCATACGAAGCAACACATCACGTTAACTATTGTTTAGTTGCTAGGTTAATAAATTCAGATTTAGCAGATGAAAATCCTGATGAAAATAGTATTAAAGGTACATTTGAATTAACTGTACAAAAACAAAAATATGGTAATCTTAGAAAAGGAGATAGCATGAGATTTCTATGGACTGCAGATCACAGATTAAGTCAAGCACCACCAGCACCAACAGCAAATGATGTAACATTACCATTTTAACAAATGATTAAGAAATATAAAAAACACTACGCAATAAAAGGTCTGACCAAAGAAGCAGACATATTTACAAATTTAAACAAACAGAAAATGAACACACAAACAGAAACTTGGAAACTATTCAAGACAAATCCTTACTACAGAAAAACAAACATGTGGATTCCCGACAGCCCTAGTGCACTCTATCAAACTAGTCGATGGTTTATATCAGATCATGGCAATGTTAAAGTAGAGACGACCGTAGTCACTCACGAAGAGTCTAATCACATATTTAGCAAGATTAAAAATCCTGGTCAAGTCACAGTCAAAACAATGCCTTACTATGAAAAGGGTGGCAAAAAAGGCAAGAGATTTCCTTGCTTACCAACTGGTGAGTACATACACAGATTAGTGGCTGAGATGTTTGTAGAAAATCCCAACAACTATCAAATTGTTATTCACATTGATAAGAACCCTAAAAATAATCATGTTAGTAACATAGCGTGGTCTTTATATCAAACAAGACCAAATTGAAAAAATCAAGTTGAAAACAAAAACTAGTATATACCTAAAGAAAACACAAATGAAGACTAAATTCGAAGTACCAACCATATTCACATTACTAGACCTAAACGACCATCAATTGGTATTCGTAGAACTTTTAAGTAGGATCAACAAATATTTTGGCAAAGGCAACTCTTACCGCTTCTACTCAATGGATCTAAGAATGCTATTAAACCAAAACAAAAATGTAAATGGTCGAGGGTTATCCAATGTAGGTTTAGAGACTTTAATCAAACCATTTAATGGTCTAATAGAAGGCGTAGAGATTGATGACCAAACTTGGTACATTACAGCTAATTGGATGTATAGATCTCCATGGGCTGCAGTAGAGATCACAGATGAAGCAGCGATTAAAACCTACTGGTATTTACTTGGTCGAACCGTTGGCGATAAATTTGAAGACGAAAACTCAAACACTTTCGATAAATACTTAGTAGCTGGTAGACATGGAAAAGTCTATGGTTGCTGTTTAGGTTTACTAGATTACGACCAAAAAAGAGAACTAAATTAATACATGAGTGGCATTGAAATAGCAATGAACGATTACTTTCGAATGAGTAATCATGCCAAAAGAGTTGCTCAAGATGCCATTATGCTTCACACACAAGAGTGGACGGACGAAATGAACAATGCCCTTAGTCGCGATGAAGAAGACTACGAGTTCGAAGAGGTCCTTAACATCTTTTACAAAGGTTATAAAGAGCGCGAATGCTATGAGTTTGTCCAAGCAATTCTTGATGCTGCTAAGCGCTATGACATAGAACTCAAAGAATAATTGTCAAAACGCAACATTTTTATATTTAACTTAAAGACAACACCATTTATATATGGAAAACAAAAAACCAAAAAGTACAGGCGCTAACCACTTTGCATTCAATGTGGACCGTATTGAAGTCCAGTTACCTATGTTTATCGAACAAGCTGGTAAGAAATGGATCAATTACGGGGCAGATAACCTTTACCCACAATTCGTAGCTAGTCTTTTTATGAAGTCAGCTATGAACCGCACAGCAATCCAATCTAAAGTAGATGGTGTAATCGGTCAAGGTCTTAAGACTATTGATCCAAACATGAACTACTTGTTAAAGAGAGCCAACGCCAAAGAATCTTGGAATGACGTCTTCGAGAAAGTTGCCCTAGATTACATCACGTTTGGTGGATTTGCTCTAAATATAATTTGGAACAACGAAGGCACTGAAGTCGCAGAGTTTTACCATGCTGACTTTACCAAAGTAAGATCTGGTGTACACGTTGCAGATTGCGATGGTCCAGAATTCTACTTCTACTCATCTGATTGGGCTGAATGGAAAAAACAAAGACCAATTGAGTATGCTGCTTATGATCCTAAGAAATCAGAAACACATCCATCGCAGATCCTATATTTTTATGATTACGAACCTGGCAATCTGTTCTATCCACTACCTTCTTATGTTGGTGGCCAAAACGATATTCAGATTGACATTGAAGTTTCAAAGTTCCATATTTCAAACCTAGCAAACGGTATGAACCCTTCGCTCTTCATTGGTCTTAATAATGGCATCCCTGATCCCGAAAGTCGCGAGGAAATTTACGATGAGATCACCATGGCATTCAGAGGTTCTGAAAATGCTGGAAAAGCGTTCATAGCTTTCTCGCAAGACAAAGAACACGAACCAACTATTACACCAATTCAATCAGCAAACGATCAATACTATGTGGCCTTAGAATCTAGAATCACATCAAGAATCTTATCAGCACACAGAATTACAAGTCCTTTATTACTAGGACTTTACCACGAAGGTGGCACAGGTTTGGGGTCGAATAAAGACGAAATAGAAACTGCTTATGCTCATTTCTTGGTTACTGTAATTAAACCAATCCAAAAACAAATGCTTAAAATATTTGACAAGGTTATGTATGAAATGGGTAGAAAAGACATTGAACTTTACATAGAGCCTAACAAGATGTTTGAAGCAACAGAAAACACAATAGCCGTAGAATAACATGAGTGCATATAACGTATTATTCGTCTCAGAAGAAAAGATTAAATCTTATACTTCAATCCATGAATCAGTAAGCCCCGCAGACTTGACGCCGTACGTGCTTCAGTCACAACAAATCTACATGCTGAACTATTTAGGTCAAACCTTTTATAATCAGTTAGTTGATCAAATTACTAATGGTACTATTTCAACACCTAATAGATGGTTGTTAGACAACTACATTGGTTCTATTCTTGTAAATTACTCGATGTATCATGCATTACCTTTTTTGAAATACAAGATCTTCAACAAATCTATCTTAAGTCCTACTGCAGAAAACTCTTCAGCTATTGCTTTAGATGAATTGAAGTTCTTACAAACTCAAGTTAGAGAAGTAGCTGAATCATTTGTTGATCAAATGCAAACTTATTTGGCAAACAACTTGTCTCAATATCCTGCTTATGCATCTTCTAGATCTATAGATGGACAAGCTCCAGACAAAAAGACTCCATACTTTGGTGGTTTACAAACTAACTCTCAATTTTTTAATTGGCGTAAGTATCGTAACTATCCTTATGGAACTGGTACTAGACCTTCAGGTTGGGGTGCAAATCAAAACAACGATGGTTCTACTTGCTATGGGTGTGGAGATTGGCCTACTAACTAATAACTAAATAGAACGCATCTGGCGCACTCAAATTTTATGGATAATAAAACTATAAAGAAACCCGTTAAGTTGTCAAGGGAGTATCCCAAAACAGCTCACAATGCAAAACTGTTACAAATATACCTAAGTAAAAATGGAAACACAGAAAAGAGGCAATCCTAATTGGAGCAAAGGCGAATCTGCTAATCCAAATGGCAGACCATTAGGTCTTAAAAACAAAACAACTGAAGCAATTAAGGTTGCTTACACAGAGTTACTCAATAACAATCTGACTAACATTCAAGATTGGTTAACACGTACTGCTGAAACAGATCCAAAAGGTGCATTAGATTTCTTGATCAAACTAAGTCCATTTGTTATCGCTAAGAAAACAGAGACTGAAATGACAATAGAATCACCACTAAGGATCATAATCCCGTCAAGAGACGAGGAATAAGACTACTAATTTGTTAAGAAAAAGGGCTAGATAAATATCTTAGCCCTTTTTTTATTTAAAAACACTATAACACTCTTGACGTTTAACCAATTCTTAGAACATGACTATAAGGCATTAGTAGAAGCTGCGCGCAAGATCACAGGAAACTCTGATCTTAGCCATGATCTACTACATTACGCCATAGAAGAAATGAGTCATAAGGCAAACTTACAAGATATTGTTGACTCTGGTGGCGCTAGATTTTATTGTGTCAGAATCATGATGACTCAACACAGATCACAAACAGGCCCGTTCTACAAGCAATTTGTCAAACAGAACGAGCAGTTAGAGTTTCATGATAAGCCTGAAACAGAAGAAGAACACCTTGATATAATCAAAGTCAACAAAATACTAGATGAACTTAATTGGTACGAAAAGGAACTGTTTAAACTATTTGCTGCTGGTAATCATTCATACTCTAGTTTAAGTCGAGAGACTGGTATACCTCGCACATCTATTAGTCTAACAATCAATAGAGTTCGCAAACATATAAAAAAGAATATATAAACCATAAAATAAAACATATAAATCATGGCATTCAAAATCATTAACAACACAAAAGTAGACGAAAACAGAATCGAATGGCGTTTCGAAACCTTAGACAAAGTATTCGTATCTACATCAGACAAGTTTAAAAGAAACATTGCATTTTGGCAAGCTAAGTACAACATTGGTACTGACGTTAAAGTCGAGATTCTTAATGGAGTCGAACACTTGTATGCACACTTAGAAGAAGAGAAAAACATTGTAGATGTTGAACACACTGAAGTTATTGAAGAAACCTTAAAATCACAAATCGAAGATGGAGAAACTATTACTGCTGTCGTTGCTATCGAGTCTCGTGTGGACGAGCCTACTGAACAATCAGATGTATCACAGGATACTACAAATACTGACAATAGTCCTAAACGTAAACGTAAACCAAAAACCTCTTAATTGTAGCTTTTGCGCAAGTCAGTGGACCGTATTATTGGTCGCGCTATCTATGGGATATGGTTGGTTGTCTATACCTGCTATGTTTGCATCAGGCGCAATCACTTTAATCATAGAAAAGATAATTAATTACTAATGACAAGAGACGAAATAATACTCAGATTAATGCTACTTAAGCCAATTATGCTTAAGCCAAAGGCATATTCTCCAGCAGAGAGAGTTGAAATGTACTCAGTCTACAATGCAATTACTGGTGAAAAAAGACCAGTTACATCTTGTGGTGCTTGCTTAAACACAGTTATCTCAAGACTTAAAAAAGAGCTTAGATTAATTGAAGATGGAGAAGGAGTTTAAAGTACTTAAACCGTACGGACCACTCTTTCACTCTGAAAAAACCTATTTCTTAATCTCAGGTGGTCGTGCTAGTGGTAAAAGTACGCAAGCATCTGCTTTCTTCCTAATTAAACTAATGGGCGATGATTTCTTTAGAGGAGTCATTGCTCGTTATACTCAAAAATCAATCAAATCATCAATCTACAGAGACATCTTAGATATGGCTCAAGATTGGGGCATATTGCAATACCTTAAAATAGATGGAGATGAAATTACTAATAAAGTAAATGGTAATATGCTGATCACTCACGCCATGAAACTTGCAGATGGTACAATGCAAGCCAAAGGTAAAGGTCTCGCTAAAGTAACACACTTATTAATCGATGAAGCTACAGAATTACCTTCCGAGGAAGAGTTTATTAAACTTAATGACTCATTTAGAACCAAAGGCATTGATCGTAAGATCTTTATCCTCTTTAACCCAACGACTAAGAGACATTGGATACACAACCGCTGGTATGTGGATGGGCAACCTAACCCTAAATGGTCTAGAGATCATGAGTTTATACACACAACTTATCATGGTAACATTGAGCACTTAGATCCTAAAAAGATCTTAGAGTGGGAAGAGATGAAACACATTGACATTGAATACTACAATCACCATATTTTAGGTGAGTGGCAAGAAGGTGTTGTTGGTCGAATCTTTACTAATTGGCAAATTGGTCCTTCAGCAGAAGGTATTGACGAAACTTGGGGTTTAGACTTTGGTTTTGCCTCAGATCCTGCGGCGCTGATCCGCGTACGCAAACACAATGGCAAACTGTATCTTAAGGAATTCATCTACGAGACTAACCTGACTAACGATGACATACATGATCGTATGCTAAAGTTAGGTATACCAAAGAACGCCAACATAATTGCAGATGCTGCTGAACCAAAATCCATTGAAGAACTTAAACGTAAAGGATGGAAGATTCAAGCCTGTTACAAAGGAGCTGACTCAATACAAAGTGGTATCTCAAAGATCAAACAATTCGAGGTCTATGTAGACCAAGATTCTGAGAACCTACTTAACGAGTATGCACTTT